TCACTCCGTTTGGCGCGGTGCACTCAATGAGGGGGGTAAGGCCATCCCCTGCGGATGGATCAGGGGCTCCAGGCGGTCACTTTTCCCCTGACGGCGCATTAACTCCCGCTCCAGTGCCATCAACTCACCGGCGATTCGCGAGCGGAGTTCGGGCGCGGTAGCATGTTGTAAATCACTACGCAGGAAAGCGGCCTTACGATCCAACGCGTCATCGCTTTCTTGGGCAAACGCCCGCGCCTTACTTTCTGGACTCTGCGACAACGATTGGGCATCGGCATACATGGCATCCAATTGGCGCGCGGTCACCGTTGCCGGCAGTACGCCGCGCTGGTGTCCCTCACGCAAGAAGGCCTGCTTCGACGCATCGCTCCCCGCCCAGCTCTGGAGCGCGGCGGGCAAGGCTTGCGCTGACGGGGCATCCTCCGTGTGATAACCGAAACGCTGTGCGAGCCGTGCCCGCTGCTCGGCATAGTTCTCTTTTATCTTCGCCCGCTCCGTCTCATCAGCGGTATCGAGCAATGCCTTGGATTCGGCCTGATCTAGCTCATTCGCATAACGCTGGTAGTCACGTAGCATGCGGTTATCCCCTTGCTTAACCGACTCGGGGTTAACCAGACGATTCATAAACTCAACCTGCTGCGGCTGGTTGATATAGCCTACGGTACGCACATAGTTGTACAGTCCCCCCAGCAGATCGTTGACCGGAATAATCGGTACGGTATCCCGTGGGTCGCTAGAGCCATTGCGGGTCAGCGGCTTCTCGGCAGAGGAGCCATCGTCATAGGTGATTTGGAGAGTTCCGATAAAACCCTGCTGATCTTCGCTTCGCCCTAGGTGTATCAGCTGGCTATCGGTGATTTTCTTGCCGCTGTCGGGATCAGTCTGACCAACACTACGTTTCAGATCGGCGGCGAAGACCTGATTCAATATCGCCATCGCGTCGGGGCTGTTGTAATCCAACTCCCCCGCTAGCACTTTGGGCACATCCTGAATGATCGCTTTCGCCACGCCGACCGGCTGCTGGCCAAAATAGTGTACTGGGTGCAGTGGGCTGTCCGTAGAGACCTGTGAGAAAATGCGATTAGCCTGCTCATACTGCCCGTTTTGCAGCGCGTCATAGCCCGCTTTAACCAGCGGCATCTCCTGTAACGTGCGCCGATCTCTCATCTGCTGCGCTCGGTGCTCCGCGTGATCCGCCTTCATCAACGCCAAACGCTCACGCGCCAAGGCTTGTCCCATCGCCCAACGCTTATCCTCCCTGGCTTCCTGGCGCTGCTGATACGCGTGGTTCCAATCCATTTGCTCTTTCGCCTGCGTGAACAGACGATCGCTATTCGCCTGATGACGTTGGCTCTCGGCCTCTTGTCTACGCCATGCCTCACGACGATTCAACGCATTATCGGCGGCGTTGAAACCGGCCAACAGCCCCTCCGCTAGACCCTGAATACCCATCGTGCTCTCCCGTCAGGAAAATAAACTTGAGGCCAACAGTCCCAATACGCCGCCGATCACCGCGCCTACCGGCCCGCCAACGCTGGTGCCCATACCTAGCGCCGCCCCCAGCCCGGCGGCCGTTCCCGTCGCCGTCATCCTTCCGGCCTGACGCTGCTGGCGTATCTGTTTATTGAGCATATTGCGCTGCTCCTCACGCTCGGCGCTCTGCCTGAGTCCTTGCAGTGCCTGACTCCGAGTCTGTGCGCCCACGTCAATCAATCCATATCCCATGTTATCGGTCTCCTCCCACGCTCACCTGCTCCCGAATGCCCGATGCTCCGCCGGTCAAGATAGCGAACTGACGCGAGCGCGCCGCCTCACGGATCCCGTTCTTGGCGCCCGCATGGGCCAAGGCCGTTCGCAGGCCAAGACGATGATCTTGCGCCTCCTGCCCGAGCGGTGTGCCATAGCGTGCCATCTGGTTGGTCTGCGCACTCAACGCCGAACGCAATGAATTCTGTGTATTCCAATTCGCCCGGCCAAGCTGGCGGTCCAGCAACGCCTCCCCTGAGGCCTGCTCCATCAAGGTTTTCAGCCGTGGGTAAAACCGCTCTCGCCAATCCTGATATTGCTGGCGGGTCAGATCGGCAAAGGTATCGGATGACCATCCCATGTGCGTCTCCTCTCACGATGTGCTCGCGTAGCATCGCTACGTTCTCTCTTTATTCGGCATGCCATAGTAACGTGTCGCCATGCCGAGTCCGGTGCCGACGGCACCGCCTAACGCCAGTTGATCATTGAGATGACGATAGGCATCGTTGGCGGCACGCTTCTGCGCCACGTCGGCAATATCGTTGAAGCCGCTCAGCGCGAGCGCCTTCTGCCCGCCACCGATGGCCGCCACATCTTGCAGGCCGGCAATATAACGATCTTGCTGGCTACTCTGCGCCCGGTTGCGGGTATCGATCTGCCCCACCAGTTGATCGCTCGTGTTGTTCTGCAACGCAGATTGAAACTTACCGCTGCCCGGATCGGTTCCCGTCGCCAGCAAGCTATCCGCCGTCTGCTGGCGAGCATGGCCGAACGCCTGTTGATACCCTAGGTTGGCCTCTCCCGCCCGCTGTGTGTATTGGCTCTCCTTATCCAGCTCATCCACCTGACGCATAAACAGATTTTCAAAGGGGCTCAACTCTTGTTGGTAGAGCTTCCACTGCGCCATCGCGACCTCCGCCGCCGCCTTTTCCTGCGAGGTCTCCTTAATTTCACGACTACCGCCTTTACCCATGACCGTCTCCTCAAAGCGGAATTTTAAAGCGTAACAACCCCTCTTCCTCGGCCAGTGGCTCAAAACCCAACCGCCGAGCCAAGCGAAGAAATCCCCGGCGCCGCGTGGCAAACTCCGCCCAACGGCCGCCGACCTGGCGCGTCATTGCCTGGATCAGTGGGGTATAACGCCGCAATCCATCGTGTAACGTGCTGGCGGCCAACCAGACCACCACATAGGGTTCGCCATCCCGAAAGCGTAAACGCAGTACGATGCGCACCTGCGCCGATCCAATACAAAACGCCTGCCCCTGACGACAGGCCTGATTAATCTCATCGATCAGATCTTGGCCGCCATCAGCGGCGGCGGCACGTCGAATGCATGCATCGAGAGTCGGTTTCATCAAAATGTCACGCTTTGAAGGCCATCACGAGTAGCGAGATAGGATAATAAGGTCCCTCTTTCGGGCGTACGTCACCAAGATGTCCTCCGCGGAATCCTACCGAGAGCATCGTATGTGCCGGAAGGGATGAGATCCATTGTCCTGCACTCGACCCATCGCCACTTTGGTCACACAGCCGGGTTGCAGTCCCATCGATCACCACATCGACATAGCTGCCCACATAGTCATAAACCGTATAAGAGTCACCACGCCCCTGGCGCACCTCTCTTTCATGCGTTCGACCGGAAGCAATACAAATCGGGATCACCACAACGCGCTCAAAGGGAGCCGGGTCAATGGTGATCGTCTGGTTATTTTGGATCACCCAACATTTCACAACGTCACCCTTGATGGTTTCAGCTCGGATCTCTTTGACATCGCATGTCTCATCGATGGTGACGCGACTCAGACGGCCACTGGTAGCATTGACATGGCCACTGATATCCGCCTGACGCGCAAACAGCCCCCCATCGGGCGTCAAGGCGAAACGAGGGGGATTCCCTAAACTGGTGATGGCGGAGGCGAAAATCTGCGCACCGGTGATCTGGGGCGCACTGAGCGAAATCCCAGCCTTGACCTCATCCGCCACAATACGTTGTGCCTGTAAAATCTGGATCGTCGCCTGCTCTATCGCCGCCTTCGCCATGATGACCCGGCCACTCGTCCCATCCACGACAAAGGGGAACGCGTAGGTGCCGTCATCGTTGGGATTATTGGGGTCAAAGACAAAAAACTGATTGGCGGCAATCGCCACCTGACTCAAGGGATTCCCTTGCGCATCGCTGCCTGCGACGATGCCGATACCAGCGCTAATCTCACCAACGCGACTTTTCTGGCTCCATAGGGCCTGGAAAGCCTGGCTACCATCGCGATCAACGGTAGTTAGGCGCTCACCTGTTTCAATCAGTGCCTGTTGACCGTTTTCCAGTTCAGCGGCTAATTCCGATATCAAGGGAGAGTCATTAATCTCACGCTCAATCAGCGACACCACCGCACCTATCTCAGGGCTGGTTTGGGCGGGCGTCCCCGCACTCGCATTGAATGGTCCTGCCACCCCCGCGATGTTGACGAAGCGGACCCAGTAGAAGCCTTGCCACCCTGGATCGACAGGGTCGCCATACAGCGTCGAAACCGAGGTTGCCACGAGAACGGCATCGGCCAGATTATCTTCGCAATGGCGGTAAATCTCCGTTAACGCATGGCCTCGGTAACGCGGGATTTTCCATTCCAGCAGTACCGCACTAAAGCCCCCATGCGCCTGCAACGCCTCGGGTAGTGGCGGAAAATCGACCTGACCAAAGCCACCCGTTACACCGTCACGGGAAATAATCCCCGGATCCACGCCCGGCAACGGTTGAAACTGCCCGCCTGGTGCGCGCCCCAAGCGCGCGAGTCCCAATGCCACCAAATCACGGGCCGTAATGGCGCGATCCTGACCATCACCGCGTTGGCCGGTTATCAGCTCGATGTTTTCATACACCGCCTCTAGGTTACGTCCGGCCCGAAAGGCTCGCCGTTTATTCATGCGGGCAACCTGGCCATAGAGGTGCTGAGCGTCAGGCGATCGACCTGCGCCGTACCATAACAGGCGATCTGCCAGCGCCGTCCCGTGAGCGGCGGTAACTTCACCACCGGCTCCGTCAACGTACCGGGCGGTAAGCTAAAGGCGATCGCGTCATCGATGATAAGGTGGATCCCCACCTGTAACGGTTGTGGACTCAATACCCGTAGGCAGGAAAAAGCCGTATTCGCCGGTGCCAGGAAAACCTTAGAGCACCAGTACATGGCGCGGGGATGCGTTCCCTGCTGGAGTTGGTACAGCCGTTGTTGGCGGGCGATATAGCACTGGTCGCTCGCCAACTGCCGGGCCGCACAGTCAAAAACGCTATCGGTATGGCGCAAGTCCATCGCCTGAGGATCAAAAATAAAACCGGCGCGCCGCTGCTGCGCATCTTGGTAATGGGCGAAATACTCCCCCTCCACCGACCAGGCACGTATCGTCTCTGGCCGAAACTGGCGACGCCACTGGCGGGGATCGATAATCGCCTCCGTCGCGAGCCGCGCATTGCCTTGGGGATCAACAGACACCAAGCCGTTGGCCGAGGCATACAGCACGAAACCATCCATCTCAACTAAGCTATCCGCACTGCTACAGGCCTGCAAAATCGGCAGCTTACTGCTGGTCATGCTACCCGGCGATACCCCGCTAAACAGATAGGGATAACCTTGCGTCGTCACCACCAACGATGTGCCCAACGCCGCCATCGCCACGATGTCATGCTCGGTACTCTGCCGGTAGGCGTTCGGCCAGGCATAGGGTAAGTAAGCCGCCGAAAACAGCACTTCATTCCCGGCGAAACCGGCGGCTATGCCATTCGCCATCAGGCACAGTCCCACCATATTGTCCGGCGGCATCAAGTAATCATAGGTTTCCAATACCCCACCCAAGACCGCCGACGGCAGCGCATCCTCATACGTGGTCTGAGCAATATCTAATTCGGCGACCAACAGATAATCCGCCACACCGCCGCCGGTGACCGAACGGTAGAGCCGCCGGCGACTAATGTTGTGATTCTGCGCGACCAACGCGGCAAGCTGTAACGTTACCCGGCTGCCAGGATAAGGGATGGTCACCTCGTGCGAGACCGGCCCCGGTGGTCCCTCTTCGCCATAGGCGGTCACATAGGTCTCGACATAGAACCGGGTTTCGTCATCCAGCGGATCATTCAACTCCTCCCCCTCGGGATAACAAATCTCCCCAATCTGTGGCGGGGATGGCGGTGCGGGGACGCCCAAGCGATAACTGGCTGCGGGGTAACGCCCTTGCCCCCGCGTGGCGATCGATGCACTGGTCACCTGGGGAGCCTGACCATCGGTAAAATAGACGCGGCCGTATTGATCCTGTGCCACCGGGCTATGTATGGCATCGACCCTTCGCGGCCAGGTGAACCAGAAGTCATCCCGGTAATGGAACAGGGTGCGCGGAGTGATCGGCAGTGTAATGGAGGTTTCCAGATCTTCCCTCAAGGGCGAAATCACGCCATGGCGAAAATGGCAATTACGCGCCTGCGTGGCACACGCCTCCGGTAAGAGGTGGCCAATGACACGCGGACGCTCTCCGCGCATCAGGGGGATATCTATTACCACGCGCAGAACCTTGAACTAGCGAATCGAACCATGACGCCCCCCCGAACTGGAGTAACTAGAGCCTGAAGGACCTTGTGGTCCAGCCACCTTTTCAACGGCGCACCTGACGGCATTACGTGTCGCCGCTTGACTGATTTTATAGCTATCGAGCTCATCATTGAGCTGCACCGGTCTAGCCTAGCTTGTGCTGGCGGCGTGGATGGCCGCATTATGGTGTATGTGAGCAGCCGAAGGTCCGCACCTGCTGGCGGTTGTGTGAGTTATGGTACAAGCAGCCGCGCCTCGTCCCCTTATTCAGGCGTCGCGGGCCAGATGATTGCCTCTCCCGTCGGGATGATGTCATCCACTTGTAACCGGTATCTTCGCCAGTCATTCAGGCGTTGGCTTAGCGCAGTGCTATCTTGTGTCTCATCCAGTTCGAGTTTGTCCGTCAATAACTGAATACGCTGCGAAGCCAGTTCCAACAGGTGTGCCTTGTACTGTTGATCCTGTTCTAACCGCATGCGTTGCTCGGCCTGCTTATCCTTTACCCACGCCTCTCCCGCCCAAACATCAAAGGGGGATGTGGGGGCCTGCGTAGTAAAGCGCGGAGGGATCTCACCCAATACTTGAATCGTACTGGGTTGGCGGCTCTCGGTGTCCCAGACCACCTCACCTCGGTGATCGGCTACGCCCTCCCAGCGCTGGCCATCCGGCGAGCGAACCAAGGCGAGTCCGGCTTCCGGTTGAGTTGGAGCATCCAGGTAGCTATAGGCGGGAATACCGACACCCTCCATCACATAGTCATAGCTGGCGCCGCAGTATTCGCGAGTAGTTTCATTGGCATGGTATAGCAGCACCCAGCCAGCTGTTTTAGCTAACCGCTTTTTGTTGAATTCAGCCTGAGATGGTGTAAGTTGATATTCCATATTATGCAGCCCTCACGATATAGAGAAAGGCGACGTTACGCGGACGGTTCTCATTCGCCGTTGGTACGACTCGTGATACATCAAAATCCAACGTTCCCGCATTCGACCAGTCAACAGATCTCGGTGTACCATCCGCACCGGGACCTGACGATGTCCGTTGAAATACCCCCGAGCCCGAGCCGGAATAGCTGAATGTTTCAGATATGCCCGTCACAGTACCTGTGATATTTCGAATTGCATCGCCTTGTGCTGTTAATATACTGCGCCCACTGTCAACACCCCGACCATCGTCATATCCCCGGATAAATTCCCCACGCAAATCAGGCAATCTACCATTGGGATATGCCCTGGCCAGATCGGGATATGACGATGTTGAAAATGATTGCCCTGCGCACTTGATCCAACCTGATGGGATGTTGAGGCTGGGCCAGGGACAGGGTGTGCCTACAGGGAGAGCTTCAGAGGCTCTGTCATAGGCGAGCTTCACCGAGTTGGGCGTTGCTGCCTGGGTGGTGCTGTTGCTGCTGATACTGTCGTTGAGCTGCACCCGTCCGGCCTGGTTGGTACTAGCGGCACGGGTGGCCTCGTCATAGGCGAGCTTCACCGCATTGGCCGTCGCTGCCTGGGCGGTGCTGGTGCTGCTGACGCTGTCGTTAAGCCGTACCCGGCCGGCACGGCTAGTGCTGGCGGCACGGGTGGCCTCGTCATAGGCGAGCTTCACCGCATTGGCCGTCGCTGCCTGGGTGGTGCTGGTGCTGCTGATACTGTCGTTGAGCTGCACCCGTCCGGCCTGGTTGGTACTAGCGGCACGGGTGGCTGCGTCATACGCCCGCGTTACCGCCCATGGGGTGGCTGCCTGGGTGGAACTGAAGCTGTTGACGCTGTCGCTCAACTGCACGATGCCTTTGCGCGAGGTCGTCGCCTCAACGATACCAATATTCTCCAGAAAACGGGCCTTATCCGGAATATCAGCCCCGTTTTGCGCCTTATCCAGCTTCTGGCCAATCATCGTCATCACCGTTGACGAAAAATTGGGATCGTTACCGAGCGCTGCGGCCAGCTCCTGTAAGGTATCCAGCGCCGTCGGAGAAGCGTTAATCAACTGCGCTATCTGCGCCAACACAAAGGCCGCGGTCGCAATCTCTTGTCCGGCAGCCGACTTATCCGGCGTCGGCGCCGTGGGATGCCCGGTAAAAGCCGGACTCGCTAGCGGTGCCTTATCCTCATTTAGCTGAAGCTCTCGCTCGATGCGTTCAACGTGCTCCTGGCCTTTCACCACCAGAGATCGGGTGGTCTGCGCTAATTGAGCCACTTCCTCTGCCAGCTGCACACTGGTATCGGTGTCATCCTTAACTTGTTGCGCCGATAAGACCACCTGACGCGTATGCGCCTGTACCTCCGCGACATACTGGGCAGTATCTTGTTTGGCAGACTGGGCAAGTAAGGCTGAATCTTGCGCATTTTCAGCCGCTTCGCGTGCTCCCTCTAGCGATATTTCAGCCTGATGCGCATACTGCTCTGCATTTTCAGCGGCCTCGTTCGCCTGCTGTAACACAGCATTTGTCCGCGCGTGTTCCTGCTCTAGTATTTCCTCAGCGCTCTTCACTGCACGCTGTGCCGCAGCCTCTGAGGCGGCAGCCGCCTGTTGATGCTGTTGCGTTTGCGCAAGGTCATCGCTGAAAATCTGCGTCAACTGGGCCGCAGCCTGCTCACTGGCTTGTGCGGCGGCGCGCTCTGCCGCCAGGGTCGCCGCCTCGCTAGCGGCCCGTTCGGCTGCCTGTGACGCGGCAGCCTCTGCCTGCCGCACACTCTCGTCTATCTCCGCTGCAATCTCTAAGATGTTTTCGCGGAGATCTCTTGTCTCGAACAAAGAGGATCTCGCGTCAAATTCACTCCCTGCGGCACGGCCGGCGTACGTTTTAGCGTCATTCGCTAACGTCTGTGTCCGACCCCACCAATATTCGACATCCTTTCTCAATTTGTTGAGATGCTGCTGGTCACTGTGCAGTGTCTGAGCGCTTTTGACGATTTTATCCGCAGCAACCGCCATGCTCCGCTGGCTATACTGCGCCGTTTGCGCACTGCGCTGAGACTGCTCCGCCGAGGTGGCTGCCTCCTGCTGGCTACCCTGCGCTTGATGTGCGGATTGTTCGGCGGCACTCGCTGCCGCACTGGCCGCTTGTTGGCTGGCGTGCGCCGCATCGGCTTGCGCCGTGGCCTGCCGTGCCTGTTGCTCGCCCCGCTCGGCGGCCTCCTCCACCTGACGGTGTAGATCTGCCACCTGTTCCCGCTCATCCCTGACCGCCTCGGTTAACTGCGTCACCGTCTGACTGGCCGCCAGGGTCGCTGCCTGCTCCGCCGTCTGTGCGGCGGCCTGTGCGCTGTGGCGTGCGTCCTCGGCAGAGGAGAGCGCCGCCCGTTGACTTTGTCCTGCCACCCTTTCTGCGGCCGAGGCCGCCTGCTGGCTGCGCGCTGCCGACTGAGCACTCTGCGCGGCGGCATTTTCGGCGGCAACCGCCGCGCGTTGACTGCCCTGTGCTTGAGCCGCCGCCTGATTCGCCTGCTCGGACAACTGTTGTACCGCCGCCATATCCTCGGCAACGACCTGCTGGATTTGACGAAAATAGAGGATGACTTCTGGCGTCACCTGCTGCTCCATCACCTGTTGCTGGAGCAGCACATTTAACGAGGACGGCGCCGAGTCCGCGTCGATCGTCACCGCGCCATAGACAAAGTTACGCCCCTGGTGAGCCACACTGACCGCATAGCTGCCCGCCTCCAACGCCAAGGTATAGCGCCCCGCGCTGTCCGTCGGTACACTGCAACTGAATCCCCGCAATACACGCAGGCTATTCGTCGTCGCCGTCAACGTAATCTGAGCCTGGGCGACCGGTTGGCCGAGGGGATCGAGCAATACCCCGGAAATCACAATACTCAAGACTCGCCTCCCAGATACTGATTACGCAACGCCTGACGAAGCAGCGCATCGCTACGCTGCTTGATGCCCAACTGCTCGGCAAAGACGTGATAATGCTGCATTGCCAACGCCACATTGGCGCCGCCCTCATTGTCTTTACTGAAGGCGCGATACAGCATCCAATCGATAAGCGGATTGATGTACACCGGGTCAAGCGGTACGGATTGTTGCGCGGTCTCATCCTGCAAGGTGGTAATGCTCACGGCGGTCGGCGTACGGCACACCACCGCCTCCAATATCAACGCGTCCGCCGCTCCCGGGAACAGGTAGTAAATCAACGGGGTTTTATCGCTGTAGCAATAGCGCTCTACGGGACCGGTCAGTTGATGCCAGTCGGGGTACTGGCTGTCCAGCACCTCGCGCGGAACGGGTAACAACGCCTGGCCATCATGAACACGGACAATCTCCAATAAGCGGAAAATACCGGCAGGCAGCTGTTGTCGCGTTCCGACAACACAGGGCAAGTGCGCCAGCTCGGCACCGGCTTCGGGACGCACCAGTAAAATGGCGCACAGGGCATCGTTGAAATAGTCGCACAGCTCAGCCAGTGGCCAGCGCGCCCAGAGGGTATCTTTCAGCTGGGTATTCACCCGGCCAATCACATCGGCGATGGTCGTCATCAGAAAAACGCGTGCCGACGTGGGGGATTATGAAAACCGGTCTCATCCGGGGCGGCCTCGCTGCTACTGCGAAACGCCTCGCGATACCCCTCGATGAAACGTATCCGGTAATAGTCCGCCCGCTGCACATCGCTCCAGGGCTTATCCGGCATCATATAGAGCTGCATCAAGGCACCCGCCGCCAGCGCATCCTGGTAGGCCAATAACACCGACGGCAGCGTGACCGCCGTGGCGCTGGGCTCCGTCGCAATCCGGACCCACAGGCGGTCTACCGCCCGATCCAGACGTAAGCGACTCTCCGCCAGCAGGGCGAAGCCATCGCCGGGCCACAGCGCCGCCTTCTGTGCATTAATGCAGGCGGTGGCGGACAATAGACGGCTCATGATCCGCTCCGGCTCGGCGGGGGTCAAAACGACGATCTCCCCCGCCGGAAGGCTGCCGAAGGTCAGCGTCTCCCGACTGATCAACGACTCACGACAAAAGCGGATCGCGGCGCGTAGCAGCGCCTCACGCATCATCATGGCCAATGGGCCGCTGATCCCTTGGCGCACCGCGGGCAAAAACAGCTCAATCTGACTCATCCGCACTTACACACTGCTGTTTTTCACGGTAGGCATCACGAACTCGGGCGCGAAAGTCATCCGCTTTTTCCTGCGCACCTTTCTGGATCATCAACGCCTGTGCCTCCACAAAGGTGTTCAGTTGTGCCACGGTATATTTTGAGATATCGATGCGCTCGCCCTCGACCTCCAGCATAAAGCTTTGCTGTTCGGCCTCCCGACGTTGCTGCGCCAGCTGCGCATCACGCTCTCGCAGCTGCTGCTCCTGCTGTTGTTCCGCCTGCTCGGCGGCTAAAAACGCCTGCAACCGCTCAGCGGGAATGAATACGCTGGGAAAGGCCAATAACTGGTAGGCTAGCGACGCCGCCACCGTGACCGGCTGATGACGTGGGAAGATCATCCGGCTACCTGTCACCGTATCGTGTTTCACGGCCTTAGGCCCGATATAAACCACTGCAACCTGTTCAGACATGTTCGGCTCCAAAAAAAGAAAGGCCCCGCAGGGCCTGTTGTTTAATATCCGATGACGGTATAACGCAGTAGTACAGTAAAGGTTATATTGATCGGCCCTGCTTTTATCCGCAATGCCACGACACCGCCCGATTCACCGGTGGTGACCGGTTTAACCGACAGAGTGCTATACAGTTCCCCATTGGCGCCCAAATCCAGTGTTCTTAAGATCACCGCCTCCAAGGGGGGTTGCAGCAAAACGAATTGCAGCGACTTTCCCGGGCCCGAAAACTGCCCCGTGATCTGCAATCCATTGATGCGGATCCCCGCAGGGAGGTTAAACAAATGGATTTGGTCATCGGTTACCAAGTTCGTCATGGCCACCTTACTCTCCGCGACCGATTCATTCCCCTGTGCGCCTTGGTAGAACGGGTCAGACAGGGAGGGGACATAAATATCTTTCATCATCTGCTCCTAAAAAAATGGCAGGCCGTAGCCTGCCTAACGCCACAGAGAGAATCGATTAGCGAGGCACGATCACCCCATCGTCGCTGCTGCTGATAGCCGAGTCCACCACCATCACCCCGTGATCTTGCACGCGGCCATTTTTCTGCTTGAAACGGATTTTCTTCAGCCCATTGATCCAACGGATTGAGATTTCCCTACCGTTATCGTGATCAGTACGCTCCTCATGGTAACCAAAGAAGCCGCCGCCATCGCCGATCCCCCAGGCGCTCGCCAACGCCTGTCCTCCCAACAGAATGGCCCGATCGATGGCGGTATTCGCCGATGCAGACGTCACCGTCGCGTCATCATCATTGTTGGATAGCAGCACCGAGGAGCCAGGGTAAAAGCGGATTGGCATACCGCCATACTTGCGTACCAGGATATTGCGCCACATCGCGCACTCCCCCTTGAACAGCGGGTGATCGAACCCTTTCGAGCGTTGTACCGCCCGGGTCATCATCGCCTGCCAGTCCTTGCCGTCGGTGGAGGTATACCAGTCGTTCCACTGACGCGGGGTCACATACAGCACGAAATAGGGATCTTCATTCTTCAGCTCATCGCGCGACAGCCGCACCGGTTGCAGCGGATGAGCCATCTCATCCAGGTAGAGCGATAAGTTGTCTACCGTCGCCAGACTGAACAAGTCGGCGGCATCCAACATGCTAAAGCTCGTCGCATCCCCGGCAAAAAAGTGACGATCGTAGGTCGGCGGCAATACTTCATTGACCATAATGCGTTCAAACTCGCTATGCCCAGCGAGCGGCAGAATGATGTCATCGGCCATAAAATCGCCACGAGCGCCAGCCAGATGCACCACCGCGCACTGATCCTGCAAATCGTTAAAGTAAGTGCCGAGCAAACGACGCGCCGCGCTGCGCAAATCATGCTTGAAACGCTGCTGTGACATCCGTCCACCGGCGTCCACAATGTGCCGCCCCTGATCAATACTCAACGCAAAGTCGGCGAATTGTAGGTTTTCCCCACGGCCTTCCAGCTTCTGGTCACCCATCGTCGGCCGTTTGGACAGCTTGTGGATCACCTGCATATCCACCGTGTCCCCTTTGGTCTTGGTTAAATCCGTCACCCGCACCACCGGCGCGGTATAACTGGTCTGGTTCACCCCCTGTTTGTCGGAGGCGACCTGCTTGGGCGCTTCGGATTGCTCCGTCAGCACATTCACAAACGAGCGGTTACGGTTGGCGGCGGTAAACAACGCCACCTGCAACAGCTTATTCGCCTGGGCTTTGGTAATGGTCGTCATGGTTTTTCCTGTTCCGGTTAAAACGCCTCACCGGCCTGTGACAACAACGCCTCAATCTGGCTTTCACTCATCCCCGCCATCATGGTGAGCAGCTCTGTCTCACTGGCATTGGCTGCCTTATCCAGTACCGACTGCGGTGGCTGGGTGACCGGCTGTCCTACATCCGAGGGTGACGACGGCGCGCTGACCGCGGCCTTCACCGCCGCCAGCTTCGCCTCCGCCTGCTGCTTGAGCGCCTCGGCGGAGGGCGCCGCCTCAGCCGCGTCGTTATCACCAAACGCGGCCTTGGTACGGCGGACGGCCTCCGCGAAACGCGCATCCAGGGTTTGCTCTTGCCAGGCAGGATCGGTTTTCAGGCGCTCATCTACCGTGATGGCAAAATCGCGCCGATCGATGTCACGCTCAAACCACAGCGCCAGATCGGGATTGCGCGCAATCGCCTCCAGCACGGGGTTGACGTCGGCATCGTTCTCAACGGGGCTCGACTTCGCCCGCGTATTCAGGTAGTTCACCTGGTTAACCACCTGTTCGAACATCTCCGCCAGATCTGGAAAATCCGCCCGCACTTTCTCTAACTGCTCAGTGCTGATCTGCGTCTCTTCCGGCAAGGTGGCCGGCTGCATCCCTGCCCGACTCACCTGCTGCTGCAACAAGGCCAGAGTGCGCCTCAGCGCCGCGTTCTCCTCGGCAGCGGAATGTGCCGCCTCGGCATGGCGCCGGGCTTGCTCCCGAGCGGATTGCAGTACGTCGTAGGGGATCTGATGCACGCCATCCTTCCCCAATACCACCTTAGGCGGAGGATCGGCGAGCGCGGCATCCTGCGCCGACTCGGCTGGTGATGCCGTCGCGGGCGAGGACTCCTCAGCCTCAGCGGGCAGCACAGCGCTCGGTGTCGCTTCCGGCTCCGGCTCGCGCTCACCCGCGGACGCCTCGTCCTCATTACTACTGGCCTGCGCCAGTAATGCCTCCAACTCATCCGGTGTTTTCCCGGCGATATCTGCGTCGTCGATGTCCATATGTCTCTCCTGCCTGCCTATTTATCGGATAGATCCGCAACAGAAAAAGGCGTGTCGCTGCCCATGCGAAAAAGGGCTCTGCGATAACAGAGCCCTTTGCGGCGTGTGCAATTCATTATTTTGCAAGGTGATGCTTAACATGATGGTTTATCAGCAGGGAACATGAACTCATCCCCTGAGCACGATGATGTCCAGGTATACAAACAGCATGCTTAAAAGCACCTTTAAAGGCATCTATAAAGGCGCTATAGTGTAGCTATTACACAAGGAGAAAGCATATGGCATACCAAATTCTCACGACCACCGCCGCCAGCATTACCGACCTGAAACGTAATCCGATGGGCACCATTGCGGAGGGTGACGGCAATGCCGTAGCAATATTAAACCGCAATGAGCCGGCCTTTTACTGCGTGCCACCGGAACTCTACGCTTACTATCTGGAACTGGCTGAAGATGCGGCGCTTAATCGTATCGCCGATGAGCGTCTGGAGGACGCTGAGTTTGTCAGCGTAAGTATCGATGACCTATAAACTGAGCTTTGAAAAACGTGCCCTGAAAGAGTGGAAAAGGCTGGCACCGCCGATTCAAAGCCAGTTGAAAAAGAAACTGATCGAACGCCTGGAAAACCCGCATGTTCCAGCAGCGCGCTTAAGTGGGCGCGCTAACCGTTATAAAATAAAATTACGCTCTTCCGGTTACCGGCTCGTCTATGAAGTCAACGATAGCGAAATCATCCTACTGGTGATCGCTATCGGCAAACGGGCCGATAACGAGGTATACCAGACGGCAGACAGCCGTTAGCCCCCAAAAGCAAACAGCCCCGCAAAAAGTGCGAGGCTGGTCATCGTTCGCAAATTAGCTCACTTTTTAGTCTAATGCAATGGTAACGCCGCGATCTGTTGCTCGATCAACGTCAGCAGTTGCTGGCGAGCGACCTGCGCGTCCTGTTGCATCCCCTGCAAAATCTGCCCGGTTTCCGCCTGCGTCTTCATATCATGAAAACGCTGCCCCTCGGCCTGTGCCTGCTCTCGCTGGGCCGCGGCCGCCGCGCGCTGGGCTTCAGCCTCCAATTTACCCACTTTGGCGGCCAGCTCGCGCATTGCTAACGCCAACTGTTGCTGTTCGAGTTGCTGCTGTTGCTCGGCAGAAGCCTGCTCCTCTGGCGTCATCTCGTCGGCCGCCTTGGGCATGCCGACCGCCTGGCGGATCCGCTCGATAAACTCCGTCTTATTGGGAATATCCAGCAACGAAATCCACAGATCCAATACCGCGGCCTGCACCTGCGGTGGTAGACCGGCGACCACCTGGCCCAGCCGCTCCGCCAACTGAGAGCGGTAAGCGGGCGTCTGCTGGATCGGCGCTAGCGCAATGTGAGCGCGCAGGCGGGAGATATCATTATTCATGCCGCCCTCGCCCTCCTCGTTCACCACCACATTTTTTCGCCGGCGCGCATCGCCCCGATTCACCACGATGGTGTGATTACGCACCTGCGCCAAGTCCTCCAGCAGATACCCCAACAGCAGTTGCCCCACCTGCTGGCAGGCAAACTGATAGTTGTCATTCAACTCCGCCAGGGTGGTCGCCCCCTGCTCAACCAGATTGCTGATGGCGACACCGGAGGTGGCGTTAGAATTCTGCCCTAAAAAGGCCGAATAGACCCCCATGCCATCCTGGATCAGCTTCATCGACTCCTGCATCACCTGGAACTGCTGCTCCGCCACCTGGAAATCTTGCTGCACCTCCAATGACTGAGCGATGGTGCTCTTATTCAGCCGATCCGGGTTCAGAATAATCAGTCCATCTGGTCGTTCAACTTCTTCAAGCACCTGCTGCCGACTCATGTTCACCGCATCATGATCCATGATGACGCGCTTGGCGGTCAGTAAAAACGTCAGCTTAATCCGGCGGAAATTCACCTCATCCTGCGCCGGTATCGCCCGCGAGACCAAGCCATAGGGGGCACCGTTACGATCTTTGCGATAACCCCAGAACGGGATCAACGGAAACATCCCCTGCGGTGCCGTACAGGCTCTGTCCACCAACTGATGAGGCCCCGCGAACCAGGCTTCCCGAATGCGACTGGTGCGCGCCATCCGTATCTGTATGTGCCCCGCAGCCAAGGCAGCCGTATGCAACGGATTCTCAGCCTGGTAGGCGATCAGCCGCCCATTCGCGAGCGGGATAACCGGCACCCGCAGCCAGGTGCGGTAATAGACCACCTGTAACAACACGCGCTGGCGATCACTGCTCAACCACTCCAGATCTTTACGGCTGTACTGTTGATACTCCTCATAGGCCGCAACCAGATCGGCATCCAACCCATCGGCCAACTCGGTATCGATAAAGCCGCGCCACTCCATACGGGCATTTTGGAGTATCGCCGCCTTAGCAGGAAACGCCGCCAGCGCCTCATCCAAATCCATCCAGCGGCGGCGCAGCAGCCAACGGCAGTCGCTCAGATCCGGCTGCCGACTATGCCAGTCCCAATACACCTCGTTACGGTGTACCGTGCCCGCCTTATAACGTGGCCCAAAGGCATTGTCATTGCGCCGCACCTCCACCCACTCCAAGCCCGCTTTCAGCATCCCGGCGTAGGCATCGCTGCGCGCCTTGCCCAGATTGGCCAGGCGACAGGCGTCGGCGAACTCGGCATTCACCGCCTCGGCCAATGCCTCAAACTCCGGCTGCGGATCATCGGCCACCACCATCAACTCGGTTCGGGTTTTGGCCTCCATGCCCAGCACGCCGTCCACCGTCGGCGCGATCAGATTATGCATGGTCAACGGCTGACTGCGCTCCTGCAACGTGGCAATCAGCTCCGGCGATAGCTGTTCGCCATCATAGTAGGCACAAGCCTTATTCGCCGCCGAACGCCAGTCGGGTTGATGGTGGATATCGGCCGTAATAGCCAGCAGTTGTTCTAAGGTAAACTGCCCCTGTCGCTCGGGTGCCGTCGGCGTCTCGATGGAGGAAAAGGAATCGGTCATCGTGTCATCCAGTGGACGGTCTGATGCTTGATGGGCTCCGGCTGGCGGCGTACCGGCATCCGGGCGCGCATCTCCTGGGCCAGGGCATAGCTCATGACCTGATCGTCATAGCAGCCCGCCTGCGCCCCCATCGCGCCGTTTTTGTCATAAACGTAGGTATTCATCTCACTCACACTGCCAATCCAACGGATCCCATCCACATCATTGCGTAACAGGGTTTTCAGCCCCTCAATCAGGATCGGCTTACTCTGGCGGGTCGTCAGCCAGCCTAAACGCCGCGTCGTTTCATCGGTATCGTGGTCGAGATATTGTTCGTTATACAGATAACGCAGCGGATACAGCGCCCGCAGTTTCTGTAATACCGCATGGCCGTGGTTATTACGCTCTACGCCGATATAAGCCATGCCGTACTGCCGGCCAACTTTATCCAGCAACTGGGCAAAAAGCTCGGCGTCCAGATAGCCCACCCAGTGCGCCACCTGCTCACCGTTACTTTGTTTCACCACATCCAGGCTGCTACGGTCACGCTGCTCCAATCCCTCTGCCACATCGGCACCGATGGCGTACTGCTCATCGGCATCCGGCAACTCCCACACCAGCAAATGATTGAGCAACTGGCGCTGTATGACATCCCGCTCACCCCGGCGCAACGATTGGGCTTTATTTTTACTCCCCGTCACCGGATCGACGTCATACACCAGCTGCGGCGTAACGCACCGCCCCTCAGCCCGTAACATCGATGCCGACGAGAAGACCCGACGCCCCGAGGTTAGAAAGGCTTCGCTCGGTGTGGAGGGAAATTCCTGCTTCATCTCCTCCTGCTGCTCGATCTCCTTGCGCACATACCACCATTTTTGCTGATCGCTTAAGGTGATCTGCGCGACCTGCTCTACCGCGGCGAAATACGCCTGATGATGGCGGCTAAGGCGTAATCCCTCCGGCGGGAGCTGCGCGGTATACTTGGGATCTTGCCACCAGGCATAAAAATGGAATTTATAGTCTTGGGGCGAGAGCGCTAAACCGCTTTGCGCCATCTCCTGCGCCCGCTGGCTCATCGTATAAAAATCGCCGCCTACCCCCTCCGCCGTGGACTCGATAAATACAATGCTGCCATCGGCCACCGCGTTCAGCGTCCCGGTGCGCACCTCTTTCGCCTTGGCCGGATATTTGGCGCAAATTTTTCCATGCTCAGAAATATGCAGCCGCTGTACCGTGCCCGAACGAAAAGAGGTCGCCACCATGATATTGGAGCCGTGCGCGAATTCGATGTACCCACCAGATGCGCCACCGTGGCGCTTTACCGCGTGGAAACAGCCCGCCAGCCAGGCGGGCAGATGATCGAAAGGCACCTCGATTTTGGTGCGAAAAATTTCTGCCGCCGCCTGTTTATCCTGGGCGACAATGCCGCACTTTACATTTTTGCTGAATAACGCCTGATCCAGCAGGTACAAATCGATGGCGGTGGAAAAACCCAGCTGGCGAGCTTTCAGGATCAGGTTTTTTTCGTGCATCTCCCGGAATAACTGGCGTTGAGCCGGCCGCATGCGAAACGGCACCAGTACCCCTTGCTCATTGACGACGTGATACAGGTTATCCAACCGCCACCAAGGATCGCTCAGATAGCCGTGGACCAGCGCCTGCTGCTCCCGTTCACTCATCGCCGGACTCGGCATTCAGTCGCCCTCCCCGCTGGCTCACCTGGATCTGCTCAATCACCTCCCGCAGTGGCGTATCGGCATCGCTGCTCTCCGCCGTCAGTCGTTGCGTCTCCGCCCAACGCTTGGCAGTCGTCGCCTCATTTAAGGCATTCACCCGTAAGGTTCGCTCCAACGATTCGATGCGCGCCGTATTACGTAAAATACCGCGCTCTGCCGCCCCGATATTGTCGCGCAAGTTCTGGCTCAGCTCCGGCTCAGCCTGCTCCAACTGCGTCATCCAGCGTCCGATATTCGTCGCTGCCGTCAAATTGGCCGCCCGCAACAGCAATAACTCGTCGTTCAGTTGCAGCAACTGCGCGTCCTGCATAATGTCATCAGGCCACAGCATGCGGCGAGCATAGGCGCCATGAGTCACCGCCGCCGTATTGTGCGGCAGAAAAGGACGGATGGGCGGCGCGTGACGTGAGCCGCGAATTGGTTTTTCTCCGGAAGAAATCGCGGGATGCACACCTGCGTACCGCGTCACAGCACCCTGTCTAGGCTCACTTTTTATCGGTACGCATTTTTTTCTCTGTTTTTTCTGCGTACCTTTTTTGCCTCTCTGCGTACCTTTTTGCGTACTGTTTTTTTTACCGCGTACCCAGCCATGTTTTTTGGCCATTTTTCGAATGGCGCCTTCGGATACGAAGTACTGAGCTCCGATAGCTCGCAGGGAGAGCTCACCGTCCTGGAACGCCACTGCAATCGCCGCCCAGTCCGGTTTTGTCATGATGGTTATCCTAGCGATGACCGCACGGTCAGCATTTTTTTAGCACAGCCACAAAATGCGCGTAAAACACAACCCTCACTGCGCCCGCGACTGCGTCACGGCATCATAGAGTCGCTCACAGGCCAGGCCAGCGGCTCGGGCCCGGTCAGCATAGGCTGCCAACGCTGCATTGCGTTGGAGAGATTCGCCGAGCACGTCGGCAAACAGAAATCCGGCAGCGGCGCTTGCCGGGCTGGCTCCACCAGCGGTGGAAACTCGGCAGGGGGAACGGTCTGCCAACTGCTGCCGCAATTGAGAAAGCGTACGCCGCAGGCGCTCAACATCAGCGGTAGAGCGAGCAGCATCGGCTTTAATCTGTTCCAGTTGTTGATCCGCATTCTGTTTCACCTTAATCATGGCCTGCCAGCGACGTTGCTCTTCAGCCCGCTCGCCCCGCTCCCGGTTTGCCCTGGCGGTCTCCTCATCCCGGTTGCGCGTCTCCCACTTAAGCTGCCACGCCTGCTCAGCCAGGCGCTTACCAGCGGCATAACCGGCCGCATAGCGCCAGGTCGAGAGGCCCCATAAAGACAAAGCCACCAGCGAGATGATCGCCAGTGGCTTCCAGATATTGCTTAACATAGGTCGCGCCCGGTCCTGTCTTTATACTCAGCCAAAAATTTGGCTGAGTGCGCTTCAGCTTTTAAATTTCTATCCGCATTAATGTAAGAGACATCATACCAATGAGATGAGCACCTCTTGGTGAAAAAATCCGTAACCTGACATGCTCCAATTCATTGTTTTTATTGCTAACCGTCACTTTGGCGTGGTGTTAAACAAAAGCCGTCACGAACCCAGGCGCCGCGCCATCCAGCGCTGAGACAGCCGGGTCAACTCAGCCTTCCGCTGCGGGTAATCCATCCCCATATCCAGCAGAGTGATATTAGTACTTTCCAGATAAGACAGATGCTCTAACTGCTCGGCATTCATCGAATCGCGAGGATCCCCCACTACGCCATTCATGCCTGCCCATTGCTTCGCAGTAAGACCTCCCAGGACGATGTGGGAGATCATGTTACTTTCATTGCTGTAGTGGTGAGACTGTGTCACCTTGCCCTGTTCCGCCCTTACCGACTCCAACGCAGAGCACATCGGCTTAAACAGGTTTGCCACTCCGATACGAGCCTTTAACTTGCGACGATAACGCGCGGCGACTTCTGGAGCGGTAAGCTGTAACGCCTCTTCACACTGGATAAAGTAACGACGAATGGCGCGACCTTGTTCGCTACGCTCGACCATTACCAGCTCTTTGGCCATATCCAACGTGGTCAGGTATTCATGGCTGATCTGCTGGCGAGATTTTGAGCTGCTCAAATTTGGGGAGCGCAAATTTTCAACAATGATGTAATCCAAACCTTCCTTAAAACCATACTCCCCGATACGACGCTTTATCCAATCCGTCATTCGGGTTGCCACTCCCAGCGCCTTGTGTAACGACGTTCCGCTCACAACGTTGGTTTCACGCTCACCGATCCGGCCACTGACAACAGGAACAATGTCAGCAAACTCATTAACGACATGATGATTGCTTGATACGTCGGTATAAGAAGAAGCTACAGATGTGTTCATATCGGCTTTACCTTTTAGTGATGAACCTTGTTCGCACAGGAAGACGGCCCCAAGAAGGCTCCGACAGCCAGCCGGCTCCTCAAGGTTCATCCTGAAAGGCTCTTGGTGATATGCGTTGCGATACGCAGATATAAAACAGCCCCGGCATAGCCGAGGCTCTTGGATATATTTCAGAGATGGTTAAGACAGCGTCACGCGCTCCCGAACCCAGCCATACAGAAACGACTCGTTCTGCACCCGCTGCTCGGCCAGCGCCAGATAACGATCACCCTGGCTACAATTGAGCGCCCGTAACAGCACCTGCTCACCCACTTCTCCTCGGGCATCCAGATAGGTACGCAGCGCCGACAATGTCCGTGGCCCAATCACCCCATCGGCACTAATATCCGGGTACAAGCGCTCGCCATCGTTAAAGGCGGTCAGCCAGCGCTGTAGCCACTTACTGGGCACCGACGGCCCCATGTTGACGCCGGTATCGCACAGTTCGGCAGCCACCCGCGCAGAGAGCTCCGCCACCTGGTCAAAACGGGGTCCTGACCAGTAGTCGCTTTCATAGATTTTCAGCGCCTGCGCCCGCGTTAAATTGCGCATATCACCGGTATAGCCGTGGGCCCGAGCGACTTTTTCCGTGATCCCCCACTTGGTCGGCCCCCCCTTGTCGTGAGGGTGATCGACGTAACCCCCTTCACGCCCCAGTAAGGCATCAAAAATTTGATCCTTGGTGAGTGCCATAATTACCGCTCCTTATCTGCCGGTATCCCCAACTTTCGCCGCAGGATATACAGCGCAAAACGCTGGATCTGCTGCACGCCGATAAAGCCAATGGCTCCGCCGATGGCCGGAGTCAGTGACTTCGGCAAGTTGAAATATTCCAGCGTCGCCACCACGGTCAGCGTCAGGGCACCGCATAACGCCCCCTCTAACGCCGTTTGCTTCCAGCCGCCGCCCTGGTAGGTCACCCGGACAGCCGCCGTCAGAATGGCCAGTAGTACGCCGCCAACCGGGGTCTCCCCTTGCCACCAGCCCCACAGCAACTCCTTCCACTCCAACCAACTTCCTGGGTTATGGTGCATATGTGCCATCTCATTACCCCGCGCTGGGGAAATTTGGATAAAAAAAACCCCGGCATGCGCCAGGGTCTGTAGAACGAAAAAGCCCCGCATCAAGCGAGGCTTTTATGAATAATTGGCTATAAACATAGCTTGGTCATCTTTCCGAATTTAGCTCACTTATTAGCCATTGGCAATCTCTTCATGCAACTGCCTGCCCCTCTAACGTTAACCGTATCGACAAGGCATCGCCGGCCAGCTGCATCTCCTGATATAACCGGCTAAGCGTATCATTCACCCATGGCTGGTACTCTGCCCGCCAGCGCTCAAGCGTTATCACTATGCCCTCATCCGCTAGCGAACGCCGGAAATGCTCAGCGGTCACACTGATTTTTCCTCGGCCGCTACAGGTATCACAACAATGGGGCTGCGGGCGTAATAGCTGGCCACTTCCACGGCAACGTGGGCAATGGGGTGAGCGAGCCGCTTCTGCATCGGCCCAATCGGCTAGCGCCCGGCGGATAGCCACAGAACGGCCCGCCAGCGCATCGTGCTGCGCCAGATTACGCTGGTAGCGCCAATCACCCTCACTCAGCATTACCCGGGCTTTCTCCAGCCCCTTTTGCTGGCGCTGAATATCGGCCAGCTGCTTGGCTGCCAGCGTTGCCCGGGGGCCATGTTTGCGCAGCAGCGCCGCCAATACCACCTGCTGGGCGGGCAATGTCCGCCCCAGTGCCACGGTGACGGCCAACTGGCAAACGGCAGTGCCATAAAGGGGATGTGGGCTCCGGCGCACCCGGTCAGCGGCAGCCCGCCGCGCGCGCTGTTCGGCCTGACGATCTTCCCGGTAGCGGGCCAGCAGCAAATCGAAGCCGAGCGGATGGCGCTGTGCCACCGCTGCAAACGCGCCCAGGATTTGCTCCCGGGTGATCCCCGGCACCGCCCGGATCAGGTGCAGGCATTCTGCGCTGACGCTGCGCGGGTCAAACATCTTGATCAGTTGTTCGATGGCGATAGGCATAAACCAGATCCTCCATGAGGGAGTCTGGTTATTTTATAGGCTTTTTGGCAATAGCTCGACTGGAACCTATCTACTAACTATTGCCAGAGCTGACGAGCTTTACTCACACCATACAATGTGTGTGGAAAACGCTCAATGGAAGGGATAAGGTTAGTAAAGACACATACGCACAAGCTGGACAAGCTGGACAAGCTGGACAAGCTGGACAAGCTGGACAAGCTGGACAAGCAGTGATCCTAAGCATTGCTAACTTTAGAGCCACCTTAAGTAGTCATAAAGTGGCATGATTACAATTTATACCTATCTTTTTGGCAATTATTGTCATAAAGTGACCCTAAACTAGGGGTTAGCATCAGTGATGGGGACTTCTACAATCGTTAAGAACATCATCGATGGGATAATAAAAAATGCTAATTGAATTCAATGTTGAGAACTATCGCTCAATCAAAGACAAACAGACACTTTCTCTTATTGCTAATAAAAGCAAGGGGTTAGAGGGGAATATTTCTAACATTGAAGGCAGTCTAAACTTAAAGATTCTCAAATCAGCGGTTATCTATGGGGCTAATGCTGCGGGTAAATCTAATCTATTGCTAGCCATCAGAGCGATGATGGATTTAGTGATTCAATCTGCATCAAATTCACAGGCCGGTGAAGAGCTAGATGTATACCCTTTTAAGTTAAACTCTGAATCAATCAATAAACCAACGGAGTTTGAAGTAACCATTATTGCAGAAGGAGTTCGATATCAATTCGGATTTTCTGCAACCAAAGATCAAATCGTTGATGAGTGGCTATTTGCCTATCCCAAAGGAAGGCCGCAAAAATGGTATTACAGATCCTGGGATGACAAGAAAAAAGAGTATGACTGGGATATTGGCCCTTCCCTCACGGGAGAGAAACAAGTTTGGCAACGCTCAACAAGAAGCAATGCTCTATTCTTATCTACAGCTGTTCAGTTAAATAGCGAACAACTTAAACCAGTTTTCTCTTGGTTTAAAAAAACCCTGAGACTCTCAGGTATTTCAGGTTGGTCAAGCGCATATTCAGCAAAACTATGTGCAGATGACAGAAAGCAAAACATCCTAGATTTTCTAAAAGCTGCGGATGTCGGCATTGATGATGTGTTGGTAAAAAAAGAAAAATTCAATCCAGAAAACTTACCTTCTGATTTACCTGAAAGCATTAAGGAAATTGTAATATCTAATATGAAAGATAAGGAGGTCATTGATGTAACCACAGTGCACTACAATGAGAAAAGTGAGCCAGTAAGCTTTTCACTAGAGGACGAGTCACATGGCACACAGAAACTGTTCTCTTTGGCTGGCCCATGGTTGAACTCATTAGAGGATGGGTATGTTCTTGTAATTGATGAGCTCCATGATACTCTACATCCAAAATTAGTTAGTTTTCTTGTGAGCCTTTTCAATGATCCGAACATTAATAAAAATGGCGCTCAGTTGATTTTTTCAACTCATGATACATCAATACTTAATCAAGATGTTTTTAGGCGAGATCAGGTATGGTTTTGTGAAAAAAACGACTCTCATGAAACGATTATCTATCCACTGACTGACTTTAGCCCACGCAAAGGTAGAGAAAACTTAGAGGCTGCATATTTAGATGGTAGATATGGTTCTCTACCACTTATTAAAAAATGGCAAGGAGAGCATCATGGGGAGTGATGATCTATTCAAAAAGAGACGCACGCCAAAAACAGCTAAAGGTTTAGCCAGGAGAAAACCAGTTAAAAAAGCGCTTGCTAAAATTTTGATAGTATGCGAAGGCGCAAAGACTGAGCCAACCTATTTTGAAGATTTGATAGAACACTTTGAATTATTAACAGCAAGTGTTATTGATGTAACTGGTGAGTGTGGCTCAAGTCCCATGAGTGTAGTTAAGCATGCCAAAAAAAAACAGAAAGAAATGGCGGACAATGGGGCTCCCTATGATCAAATATATATTGTCATAGATAAAGATGCTCATGCTGATTACTTGACTGCATTGGATGCAATAAAAAGGAGTAAGCCTAGCTCTATATTTACTCCTATTAATTCCATCCCCTGTTTTGAATATTGGCTACTATTGCATTATACATATACAACAAAAGCATTTGAAAACTTGCCAAATAATAGCTCTGGGAATCAAGTTATTCATGAACTTAAAAAGCACATTAAAAATTATGAAAAAGGTGCTAAAGGAATTTTCAAAAAAACAATAAACTCATTAAAAAACAATGATTTAAGTACAGTTATCACTAAAGCAGAACTCAGTTTGGAATCGGCTGAAAGTAGTGATACAGATAACCCAAGCACGAGAGTCCATGAGTTAGTTAAAAGACTTATTCAACTGAAAGAAGACATTAAATCGAATCAAAAGTAATGAAGCGCCCCACCGGGCGCCCCAAGCTACCCTGCCCGCCGCTCCAGCCGGGCCAGGCTTTGCCGCTCGACATTGTTCAATCGGGAGCGAGTCTCCTCTAACAGACTCAGCTGACGGAACTCATGCTGAATATGGTTCAATACCGGGCGGAGTTCACCACGATTACGCACCACCTGCTGTAGTACCTGCTTTTCCAGCTGTTGGAGCAGGCTGCGAGTTTCATGGCCGATTTCCATGATGCGTTGCAGCTCCCTTACCAGTGCGGGCAAATCGGCGACGGTAAAGGGATATGGGGATGGCACGCCGGTGGCCTGACGCAGCGCGTACCAGACGCCCTGATTCCAGGCGGCGCGGAAGCGGAACTGGTTAACGATGGAGTCGATCAGCCATTTCAGGTTTTTTATCTCCCCGTCGGAGAGTGGCGGTGGCTTAGGGGCTGAGTACGCGCCCCGCTGGCGGGTGAGTAATTGCCTCTCCATGCGGTTGAACTCGGCGATGTAGGCTTCTTTGAACGCGGCGGCCTTCTTGCCGGTGAAGCCCATGACCAGAAAGACAAAGCCGTCTTTGGTCATTTCGTAGTATTTAGTGCCGATACCTGTACCGCCATTAGGATTTTCGCGTTGGTAGGACGTCTCCTTAAAATTGAGGAGACGAAATTCAGGCGAACATTCCAGAGAGTCAATTGACCGAAGCACGTTGTCGTGGCGCTTGATGAAGTACTCGGCTACAGCCTGAGAGGTGGTAACAGCTTTGCCATCGTGAATGGTTACACTGGGGGTGTGTACAGAAAGCCGATGAGTCATTTTTCTGTGTCCTACGTATATGTTCAAATTTACCCTGTGTTCAGCAGGGCGGTCGGGTACTTGAACACCGTACGTAGTCGGCCAGCAGTTTTTCCCTTACGGGTGTTGTATGGTCTGCTCGCTACCCGGCCATATCTGAAAGTATGGACACAAAAAAACCGCATTGCTGTCGGGTGCGGAGGCCGCTACGTAAGGTGTGTTCAGCACCTGAGCGGACTATACCCCCGACATCGCGGGTAAAACTAATTCCGATTTATGATACTGTACTTACAAATCATAGGAATTCAATGAGTCATTCTGGCCTGACCATACAGAGTCCCATCTGGCTATTCGACCAGTAAACCAACCACAATCTGTAGCTGGTTTAGTATGTTCTTTAACAATATAATGGGGTCTTCCCCACGTCTGTGGGGGTGTTTCCTAACGGATATCCCTTATATCCCGAGGTGTGTCGTCTTCCCCACGTCTGTGGGGGTGTTTCTTGGCGTGAAGGGGGAGTGAGATGGCATCAAAAGTCTTCCCCACGCCTGTGGGGGTGTTTCTACCAGCGCCCACCAACACAGCTCTGGCTCAGTAGTCTTCCCCACGCCCGTGGGGGTGTTTAATAGGAAACTGCCCGAGTCACATATCAAGGCCAATAAAACCAGGCTGCTGGCTATGTGGCAATCTGCGGCGCGATTTTGGCTATCGTGCGTGAAAATAACGCGCAGCACGGCTAATTTTAGGATTGATTCATACAATCCTTACACCACAACGTCAGACCATCTTTCCGCTTACTGTTTTTGTAAAAACTGGTTTTCCTACGGCGCCGCTTACACTTAGGGCAATACTTCATATGCTTAGTATTACGTGGCGCAGCGAGGCACTCGGCACACCATGTGGTATAGCCGCCAGGATGCTTGCTAGAACGCCTAAATTTGCTCAGTTGGAGAGTACGGCCACAGCGGGGACAAATTTTTGCATTCTCTGTCATCATCGGTTCATGCTCAATAATATTAACGGGATGGCGGTGAACAGCTTGAGGATACGCACTGATGGCTGGACGAGGAGAAATGTCGCCTTGGGAGGAACGCATCGAATGGGGAGCCTTCACTGGGATAAGCCTCTCTTCTGAGAGAGCTTGACGCTGCCTCATCTCCTGCAAATAACGATCATGGTTAGCTGAGATAAGGGTTGTTTTATCACTACTCCCCTCGATATTGTGGTACTGGGTAGAGGTACTATTGATAGTTCTTGTTCTATTTACTTGAACAAATCCATCATTAGTTTTTATTGTTTTATTTTGCGTTATTACCGTCTTATCAGATATGGTTGTTTTATCTCTGGTGATGTAAACAATCAATACAAATATGATGGCGACAAGGATTACCATATCCATAACGCTACCTATTGTTTTATATGTTATTTTCCTGATGCGGCATTTTTTAGGGTCAGCTGTAGATATTGACAGCTTCCAGCATTTACTCTATTACCATCCACCAAATAACGACACCTATCAGAATAGGCATCTGCACGAATAATTGGAGTGTAGATATAAGACAGCGATATAATTATCACAGAAATAACAAGAGATAGGCAAAATATAATACTTCTTATTACACTATATCTATATAAACTCTCTTTCATATCCATAGTATCCATATCGACCTCAATCCTTATGGCATCATTTTTATGAATTTCCCCTGGGGTCATTTCACTTGAATACTCTGAGTATGTATCACTGTTTTTCACACAACGCATCTATTTTTTACTGGCTAATTTTTCCAATCAAACAAACAAGTTAATCACCTTTTTAAAATATCCCTTCAAATCTCCCCCTCAGCGTCCAATACAGCGCCGCCAGCATCACCTCCTCTCGCTCACCGGGCCGCCAGTCATAGGGTGCCCGGCCATCCAATACATCGTGGCAGGCCGAACAGCCATACACCGCCCAGAAGTCATCCGACTTGTACCCCATGCCATGCATCGGGCTGGCTAGATGGCACAGCACCACCGTCTGCGGATCACCGTTACAAATCCCAGGAATTTGCAGGGTACACCCCTGCCCCCGGGCCGACTCCCGCCACGCCCGGCTACGAAACGCGCCTGATTTTTTCATCACTAAAACGCCATCAGCTGATTCAGCGCCAGCTCCATTTCTGCCTCGCTGGCAAAATGCTGGCTCAGGGTCTCATTCCAAATCACCCCGGCCACCCCACGATAGATACGGTCAAAGGTCGCCTGATCCATATTGGCAAAGGCAATGCTCCAACGCTGACGAAAGGTGCCACCGTCCGGCGCCGGCTTCACATCACAGAACCCGGCCTGGGTCATCACGTGGTTCAGGTAGGCCTCGTCGGTTTTGATCGCCTCGGCATCGAACAGCCCACGCCGTTTCTCTGCCAGGCACGCCAGCACCCCCTGCGCAATCTGCCGCGTCACGTTGTCATACAGCGACGGATCGGCAGCCGCCTCCGCAATGCGCCGCGCCACCGTATGGGCGACCCAGTTTTCCGAGCGGCTGACAAAATCCCAACGGGGGATCCAGTACTGCATCCCCAGCTCCAGCAGCTTAAAGAATTTACGATGGTGCTTCAGGTTGCGCCGGTCACCCACCGGCTGCAACGCAATCGGCGTACCGACCGGCACCGCCCGCATCACGTCACGATCGTGATCGGTGGCATAGCAGATCCCGCCGCCCGGCAGCAGCACGCCCAGCGCCTCGGCTTTATGGCGGCGTGGCGACTTACCCTGCGTACTGCTCATAAAATCGCCTCAAAACGGTTCAGGCGCGGCGTCGCCATCAATACCGTGGGTTGGTATGCCTGATGGGCTAAAAACGCCTCAGTGACGCTCGCAGGCGAAATTTTCGCCATCACACACCCCCATCGCGGCTGGCGGGCACCAAGCGGTAAAACCAGACCGTTTTGCCACTGCCAGGATTACGCACCTTGCGCACCTGCTTGACCAGGCCATGACGCGCCACGCTGATCTGCCGCAATCGGGCGCTGATGGCCGCCTGAGTATCTCCCTCATGCGGAAACAGCTGCAACATGCGCCGCTCTAAGCCACGCAGGGTGTGCCAGTCGGCACCCGCCGCCGCGATGATCACCCGCGTCATCTGGGTGCTACCGCAATCCCAGCGTTTTTCTCGATTCAACGTACGCAGCCCGTTGTTGATGCTGGCGCGCTCTTGAAAACTGACATCCGGTTTCACGTCCATCGTCTCTCCTCCCTGTCTCATCTGCGCTCACACCCTGGCGCCGCGATAACGCGTTGCCAGTGGTGGTTGCTCCATCGGGGTACACAGCCGCCGCGCCTCGTCCTGGTCGCACTCCACAAAATGGCCGTTGATAAAGCGCTGGTAAATCACCGCCCCGGCCTGACCAAAGCGGCTTTTGGTGACGATCAACTCCGCATGGTGCCGGGCGGGCGTATCGGGGGAATAAATCACGTCGCGGTACAGCATGACGATCAGGTCGGCATCCTGCTCAATGCTGCCGGAGTCACGCAGATCGGCGCTGACCGGGCGCTTGTTGGGGCGTTTTTCCACCTCGCGGGAAAGCTGGCTGAGGGTAATCACCGGCGTGCCCAAATCTTTCGCCATCCCCTTCAGGCTGCCGGTGATCTGCGCAATGGCCAGATCGTGGCGTTCGGCACGCGGTTTTTCGATCAGCCCTAGATAATCCACCACAATCAGCGACAGCGTCGGGCATGCCTGCTTTTGCCGTTCGGCCATGGCACGGATTTTCTCCACGCTCAAACGGGCACTATCGACGATCCAAATATCTAGCCCATCCAGCGCAGCAACGCCTTGCGATACCCGCCCCCAGCCCTCGTCATCCAGCAGAGCCGGATTGCGCAGCAGCGAGACTGAGACCCCACCGGCGGCGGCGATCCCCCGCTCAACCAGTTGCTGGGCGCTCATCTCCAGGCTAAAAATCAACACACCCCGCCGCTGTGCGCTGCCGGGAAACATCCGCCCCGCCACCTCCGTGGCGATGCGAATGGCCAGCGATGTTTTACCCATCCCCGGCCGACCAGCGATGATGATCAAATCCTGCGGATTCACCCCGCCGGTCACCGCATCCAGCGGCGCAATGCCCAACTTGACGGTGTCGGACTCCAGGCCGTTATTCAGGCGTTTTTCCAGCGTGTCGGTGTAATCCCCCATCACCTCGCCCAGCACCACCGGGATCGGCTCCAGCTTGGGACGGCGGATCAGCGCCAGACGATTCATCAGGCTGTCCATGGCGCTCCCCGCCTGCTCGATGTTGGCGGCACCAATTTCCCGGCGCATTTCATCCAGGGTGATGGCGAACTGCCGCCGCTGATACTCCTGGCTGACCATTTCCGCATAGCCCGCCAGATTGGCGGCGCTGGGGCAGTGTTTGGCCGTGCTCATCACGTCGGCAAAGTGTTCATCCCCACACTCCTCGGCCACCATCAGCGAGTCGATCAGGTTGCGGGCTCTGGCCTGGCGCTGAATAACTCGATACACCGTCCGGTACAGCGGGATGGAAAACGCGGCAGGCTCCAGGGATGCCAACACCTCCTGCGCAGCCGGTGTCAGGCCACCCAGCAGCAGGCCGCCGATCACACTGGACTCCAGGTACTGGAGATTGGCGTTCACAGCGTGCCCTCCCGTACTCGGGTCAAGGTTTTTTGGCGTAGCAGGTAGTCAAAATCGGCAATCCAGCCCGCATCGCCGAAGCCAAAGTAAAACGGCTTGGCATGATCGAGAAACGCCGAGACATAGGCCCTGAAGCCCTCCAGATTCGGCGTCGCCAACGATTTCACCAGCGAACGCAGTTTACGCTTACGCTCCTCGTTGACGGTCACCGCATGGGGTAGCCTGTCTCCCACCAGCTCGTTGTAAGCTGCCAGATAAGCGCCATAGTCCATACGTTCAGCAGATCGTCGAGTAAGATTTTCCCGTTCTAGGTGATCGGCTTCAGGATTATCGAGCTCGCGATAGTGTCGATCGGGCTCTATCCAATCCGGTTTTCCCCGATCGGTTTTGTCCTTGTCGGGCTCAACGAATTCGCTGTTGTTGGGGGGTAAGGGGAGTATAGGTTCTAATGATAGGTTCTTAATGATAGGTTCTGGGTGCAATGGTTGCGCTACCCCTAGTGAATCAAACGACAACCCCTGGCGTATTTGTTGCGCTGGCCCCTCAGATAAAGACGCACCATTTGCACCGGCTGATCCCGCCCCCTGCGCAGCGCCATTTTTTTCCTGATTTTCCTCCGGAGGCAGATCGCCCTTTTCATTCTCCTCCAGCGGAGAACGCAGCCGCCGTTCCAGCGTCAAATGGTAAATATTCGACTGGTGACCGCCATTTTTGCTCTTGCGCGGCTCCACCCACAAAAAGCCCTGCTCATGTAGCCATTTGATATGGTTCTGCACCGAACGCTCGGACATTTCACAGGTTGCTGCCAGGTAAGGGATCGACGGCCAACATTCGCCCTGATCGTTGGCGTTGTCGGCCAGCTTCAGCAGCACCAGTTTGCGCAGTGGATTCCCTGTCTTAATTTTCATGGCCATCGCCATCAGCATCATGCTCATAGATCACCAACCGTTTTTCGTCACTGTGGAAATTCGCATCGCCAGACGACGGGCACAGTCAACCGATGCCGCGACATGGCGGCATTCACTAAAACCTCGTTTGGCTTGCTGGATAAACACTGCCTGGAGCCGGCGGGAGGTTCCCGCCAGATCATGGTGAAGCGCGTGAGAGAGTGCGTACGATAGACTCATCCCTCCCTCCTTAGCGCCGGGCGTTCGCCGAGCGGGCGAGACGCTGCAGGCTACGCTCATGAGCCGTGCGGTTACTCTGCGCCCAACTGCGCGCCACCCGCAGGCAGTCATCGAATAACTTGCCAGAGCGGGATGCCTGGGTGGACTGCGCAACATAGTGCGCGACGCCCGCCTCCGCCCCCTTACGCGCCAATGCCTCGTCGAAGCCCTCGCCCACCAGCTGGCGCCGAATATTGTCGTGAATGAATTGCGACCAGCTCATCGGACACCTCCCGACGCCGTCTGGCGCACGCCTAACGTGATGAAAGGCTGTGCTCGTCCTGCTGTGCTGTGTGCCATACCTGCTCTCCTGTGCCGGAGGCTACACCGCCCGATTCGCGCGAATAAAACGCCCGCGCCACACCGGGCAAAGCCCCTGTGATGGCTAAACGCCGGGTCTCCTCCCCGGCCAAATCCAACTTCTCACCGACAATCCCGGCAATCAGCGCCACGGATTGTGTGGTGTTCAGTTTCTGCTGCCGTTTCATGATGGCGCTCTGCCCGATGCCGGCAGCGGCGGCAACCAGTCGGGGGCTGAAATGTCGGCGGCCTGCAACGCCAGATGCACATGGATCAGCATCTCCGGCGCCTCGGCGAACATCGCCAGAAAGCCACGGATCGCCGCGATATTGGTTTCAACAGCCGGATTGGAAGACATGGCGGAAGATGCCGCCCGAATGGTCGCCAGCTCAGACTCCGTCCAGCGGGTCTTGATCTGATCATCGCGTAACAGGTGCAGCGGCAGGCCGGGCTTACCCACGCGTTTACGGGCCAGTAGCTGCTGGCGCAAGATGTCCAACTGGGCCCCTGCCGGGGAAAGGGAGGGATGGTGTATGGTCATAGGTCAGTCCTTAATCGAGTTAAAGGACTATCCCCACAGCGTCCAACGAGGATAGGGATTGCTGTTATGTAATGTGTTGCGGGAAGACATCATCCAGTGAGACAGATGCCCCTAATTGATTAAAAATCAGTACGATTTTCTGACAAACAGTGATACTCATAGCCCGGCGCCCTAATTCATAATGGCCGATGGCCCCCGGCGTACAGCCCGCCAAACTGGCGAGTTTCCGTTGGGTCAGTCCTAGCTGTTTGCGAATTTCTCGGATTCGGTTCATCAAGCACCTCCAAGACAACCAGTATACAAGACGTATCTGGATGCGACAAACAAAAAGATACATGATGTTTGTTTATACGTGCTATACAAAATGTATAATTAAGATATGAAAACGACATGGCATGAAATCGCAAGAGAGCGCATGAAGGCGCTCAATATGACTCAGGAAGAGCTTGCTGAGTCGCTGGAAATTACCAAAGGGGCGGTAAGCCATTGGCTGACCGGTCGCAGAGAACCCTGCCTCGCCGATCTCTCCAAGATTTTTCACTATCTCGGTATCGATGGCATTACCCTAAACAGCGACGGCACCTTCGGCATGGCCGGAGAGACGCCTCCGCCCGCCCGTAAGGTCGTACCCGAGTACACCTATCCCCTACTCAGCAAGGTGCAGGCGGGTCAGTTCACCACGGAAGATAACGCCTATACCCTGCACGACGCCAAGCGCCGGATAAAGACGATTAAGCGCGCCAGCGACAAGGCGTTCTGGCTAATTGTCGAGGGGGCATCGATGACCGCCCCCACAGGCACCAGCCCCAGCTTTCCCGAAGGGATGCTGATCCTGGTAGACCCCGCACAAAACGTCGAGATCAACGATTTCTGCATCGCAGTGATGAACGGCAACGAATTCACTTTTAAGAAACTGATCCGCGATGGGGGCATCAACTACCTGCAACCACTGAACCCTCAGTTCCCCCTGCTGAACTGCGCCAACGGCTGCCAGATCATCGGCAAGGTGGTGATGTCACAATGGCCGGAGGAGATGTTTAATACTAAAAACGTTTAATAAATCCATATGGAAATAATTAATTATATAAATTAACTCTAACATTTATCTAAAGGTGACCATTTTGAGCAATCTTGATAATGCACTGGAAGGATTCATTTCCTATAGAATAAATGAGTTTAAAAATAATCACTTTCCTGAAAGTGACATCATTGTATATTATGGAGGAATAACTGAATGGGCAAAGCATATTTACCAACCCGAGATTGAACGAATTGGCCTAGGAACTAAGAAAGATCAAGAAAACTCCCTTGTGATTATTCTATCAACAGGTGGTGGCTCTGTTGAGTCAGTGGAAAAAATGGTAGAAATAACAAGGCATTTTTATCAAAAAGTCTACTTTTTAATACCTGATTCCGCAATGTCAGCAGGGACAATATGGTGCATGTCAGGTGATAAGATTTTTATGGATTATGCCTCATCTCTTGGCCCAATTGATCCACAAGTTCAATCCTCTGAAGGTAAGTGGGTTCCCGCTTTAGGCTATCTAGACAAGGTTGAGGAAATAATCAACAAATCAAGGGATGGAACAGTTACTCAAGCCGAATTAATGATGCTGAACAATCTAGATTTAGCACAACTTCGCCGTTATGAGCAAGCAAGAGAACTATCAAAAGATCTATTAAAAAAATGGCTTGTTGAGTATAAATTTAGCAACTGGAATATTAAAGAAACCTCTCAAGAAAGTGTCTCACAAGAAGAGAAGATTGCTAGAGCAGAGGCAATAGCCATAGCTCTAAGTGATAACAAACGTTGGCACTCTCATGGTAGATCTATCGGCTTAGCAACTCTCAAAAAAGATCTCAACCTCCAAATTGAAGACTATACTAGTAATATAAAATTATCTGAAGATATCAGAGAATTAGATAAGATGTTGACGGAGTTTAGATTTAAGACACAAAAAGAGATTGTAGTCTTGACATCAATTCCCAATGATGACCAAGCGGACAGGCAACAAGACAATCAAGGATGACACAGCTAGGTAATAGTGATAGATTATCGACGCATAAAGGAGCGGAGATTCATTATGACAACGCAAACATCGCTAGTTGAAAAGGTTGCAGAACTAGCCGAGTATGTTAGCTCACAGCAACAAAAATCCATGATAAATGAACTAAAAAACAATGGGTTACTTACCCCGCCTCAATTTAAATTAGCCTATGGGCCTGTCTCATTCTCGAATCAACAGATCCGCTAGCGTTCTGTTAAGGTTAACGATATAACACCACAGAAGCCGGTACTTACCGGCTTTTCTGCTTTTTTATATTCATTATTTCCTCACATCCTCCGATCTAAGACTTAAAAATATTTACATTCAATAAATTACACAACCCCATCAAATCATCATATTGTATTTGAAAAACAACAATACAATGTGTATTGTAGAATAGATTCTTTGCTCTTTAACCAACGAGCCCCCCGGCTCTACGGAAGGTGCCGACAACGCACCGCCCATTGACTCCGATCCCGATGACTTCGGGGTGTGTGGATCATGCCGTCTCCTCCACACCGCCTAAGTCACCGTCATCCACTGTTGTTAGCGTCATCTATCCAGGAGGGATTATGGCCGCGATCACCAAGGGAAACTCCGTCAGGCCAGCACAGAAAAATGCACGCCAGCGCCGCCACGAACGCCGTAAGGCTCAAGCTATCCAACGCGAGCTGATCGAGTCGCGTATCGATCATGCGCTAGGTTTAAAATTAGCGCACCGCCCTGCCCTAAACCGGGCAGAAATCGCCAGTAAGCGCGAGTCGCATCGGGTAGATGTGATCGTACTCTGCGCCGATGAGCGCCAACAGCCGCAGCCCAGCTGGGATAACTGCTGTTTGGCGCAGGTGGCGCTGTATAGGGTATTGTAGAGTAACCATCAGCTTAAATGTCCACTCAGAGCGAAGAGCGGACGTAAAGCATTGCCAGACACCCGAAAATGTCCGAAGTAGCAATAGAGGTTACAAGTGAATTTTTTGTTATTATAAAACAAGATATAACAAATATTCTTTGCTAACTCGGCTGCTTTTTAGTTGGCCTATAAACTTAACTCTTCATGGCTAAAAATATTTCTAAATTTACCATTGCACAACAAAAGAATTTTACTAAAATCACCCTTCCCTTTCATACAATTATGGAAAACCTCATTAACAAGTTCATCAATGATATAATCCTCGCCTTGATAGACATATTCTAACGGGAGAGTAACAATTAATATTCTTCCTGGAGGGTAGTTTTTTTTATGTTTTTTATTTATTGCATTAATAATTCTTTCTGGGATGCTGTCTTTATACAATTTTAACTTATGTTGATTTTTTACCGAAAACCTCGAAAAAGGTGAATGCTCAAAGAGAGAAAGTAAAAGGTGATCTTCTTTAGGGGTGGCAGCTGTTATCTCTACAATTGTTTTTGTGGTTTTATCAAATGAAGTAAAGCACGCATCGTAAGTCAGGCGTTCAAATCCGAGATGAATAGTGTCTTCACCCGGAATGTTAAATTTTTTTATGAAATATTTCAAGGGGATAAACTCTTCCCTAAGAAGCTTTAATTCAGGGTATTTTGTTGACCAATATCCATCATGGGCAAAAATCATTTGATGCCGCTTCTGAATGTCTGGTTTATAGAGATAGTCATCAATTTTTTTTACGAAGTCACTTACAGTTAACTCACCTTCAAAGGACTTTAAATCTGGCAATGGCATTTCAAAAGACTTTTCCTTTGGTTTTTTAGTGTCTTTTAAATGTATTTCTCCCTCACCAAGGTCAATCAGCGAAAGATAGTACTCATGAAGATCTAGCGTGTTCCGATATTCTAATACCTCATTAAAATTACCACCTTTGTTGTTGGCAATAATAATATCACGGGCATCTTCATGGAAAAAATAATTTATAAGCTTGTGTAAGCTAATAATCAAATGCTTTGATATTGCTGTTTGTTTTTCTATATTTTCCTCAAAGAAACTAATAACCCAAATGAAACATTTATCAATATTAATTACTTCATGCTCATGTATGTAAAATTTCTTTTTTAGAGCCTTGCCTGAATTAATTAAATATTCGTTCAAATTGTTATTGAATTTGCGATATTCATCCCATCCAAGATAAGTATATGGAGTTCCATAAGGGAAAAGAACAAAAGTGTGCGATTGAGAGTGTTCTTTAGATTGTATTTCATTGATATCCAT